ATCCTAATAAGGTTGCAGGGTTAGTTGTTACTGCTGCATTTATATAAATACTGCCTACAGGATATATGTCTGACATGGTTACAAGTCCACTACCTGCTGATAATGCACCTGTAATAGTTAGATTTCGTATAGCTGTTACATCTTTGTTTGCATCGGCAGTTACAGCTTTTGATGCTTCTACTGTTCCAAGTGTTGTTATGTCTACATAATTAAGTTCTGTAGTGTTTGCCGTAACACCATCGAGTAAATTTAATTCTGCCTGTGTACTTGTTACAGCACCTGATAAATTTGGGAATGTTGCTTTTACTGTCGATTTGATTAATCTTAAATGGTCATCACCCTCAGATACGGCATCACCTGCTGTAGGGTTTGAGCTGTTAAGACTGTCTATATATGTTCCTGTTTCTAATCCCATGTGTTACTCCTTTGGGTATTTATCTTTGACTGCTTTGATTGTTGCTTTCCAATCATCTATACCATTGTGATAGATGTCATCTAGTTGGTCTGCAATACTTGGATATTCTTTTCTTCTATTATCTTGTGCTTCAATTTCAGTATATTTAGCTTCTATATCTGCTTTTGATATAGGTGTAGTATCATTTAACCATTCTATTGAATCGTAATCTTCATTATCATAAGTAAATTCAGCACTTGGATTTATTAATTTTATTGCTTTTCCTAACTTCATGCGACAACCTCTAATAGTGTTAATGTAGATATAGCACCTCCACCAACTAAAGTAAGCGTATTACCATTTTCTGTTTTGCCATGTAATGTGTAAGTCGTTGCTGATGTTGTTGAGGGTGAATCTACAAAAGTGAAATGAGCTCCAACATTAGTATTTGAAGTATCTTGTTCTCTCGTTAAAGAACTGCCACCTCTTACTTCTGTTGTTGCCCCACCACTTATTGCTCTGCTTAAACATAGATTTGCACGACCACCACTTGTAACTTCTATTACACCACTAAACAGGCAAAGAATTTTGTTCGATGAATTTATAGGTGTTATAGATGCATTGAGAGTTAGACTTCCATAAGATGTAGAAGCCCTAGTTACGTTAGAACTATCAGTAGCAGAAATTACTTGAACTATTGTCCCTGTTGTATCATTGGTTAAAATGTTTCCAGATTCAGCAGGTAGAACGAGAGTATTTGTACCAGCACTTGCTGGAACATCTACTGTTACTTGTCCTGAACTTGATCCTTTAATTACTAATGCCATTAGTCTGCTTCCTCTATTGTGTTACCTGCTGATACCCATTCTTGTATAGCTTGGTAATGTGTGTTGTCTGTGTCTATTGGAACACTATATTTTTTTCCATTGATCGTTGCCTCAATAGATGTGTTTGTATCTGTTGATACATCTTTATAATATTTTGCTGATGTAACTTCCATTATAACTCCGATTCAAATGCTATCTTTGCACCTGAATTTCCTGTTGCCATCACACCACCATGTCCCTGTGTGCCTGAAACATTACCTGAAAAATCTAATGCACACCCTGTCGTTGTTGCTCTCGTTATCGACAAATCATCACAGGCATCAGCAGTATTATTTGCAAGTATATTAAAAAAACTTGTTCCTACATCTTTATCTACTGATGGTGCTGACCTCATTGTTACAGGAAATGGTATATGAACTGCAAATAAATTAGCATTGTAATATGCACCTGATGCGAAATTTAAACTATTGCCTTCGACTAAATTAAAATAATACCTCTGACATCTAGCTAGACTTGTACCTGCATCTTCAAACTGAAAGTCAGGTATGCTGTTAGAATCAAAATCACCAACTTCCATTTGTATGCCTGTTATATAAACTTCATTATCTGTGCTGTCATAACAGTTTACATTAAGACCAACTGCTCGATTAGCACTTGTCTTACTAGCCCATGCTGTTGCTAGTGTGCCTGATGTAAAATCACTACCACCTGCAAACCACCAATATACTTGTAGACCTAAAGTATTATCATCATCTATTGCATTTGATGTTTCATTAGGTATTGATACAACTTTTTTCTCCCAAGTATTTGCACTAGATACTGTGTATGTTTTACAACAATGCCTATCATTATCATCTACAAGTTCCATTACATAAGTGCCTGTTTTACTACTTTTAATCCAAAAAGCTATCGTAAAATTTTCTGCACCTGAATTACCTTTATTAAACATTTGTAAATTTTGACCTTCTAAAAAAGTCATGAACCTACTGTTATCTCCTGATGCTAAACTTGTATCAGCAGTTGTTACATCAATCTTATAACTGTTTTTAAATCCTTGTCCTGTTGGAGTGTCTGTCGATTGAGATATTGTAACAGTTCCTAGTGGCACAAGTTTCCACCTGTCAGGACCATTATGATATCCCTCACTTGTAACACCTGAATTACTTGTACCTCTTTGTGCTATTTGCATATCGCCATTAATTATGATTGGGGTAGCAGTCTTTCTATCTAAAGCTACTGTGTTATCTGATACTGTACCATGTAATGTTAATGCCATAATTTATCCTTTAGGGTATTTGTCTTTGATTGCTTTAATCTTTGCTGCCATCTCGTCTGAGAAAGCTCCTTTTGCATAAAGGTCATCTAGTTGGTCGCCAATGTCAGGATATTCTTTTAACCTTTTTAATTGATAATCTAACTTTTCTACCTCAACAATACTTGCATCTATATCTGATTGACTTGGTTGTGTTATATCTTTGCTATCCCATCTAATTGTATAATCATCTTTACCACCAAATATAGCAAATTGTGCGTTTGGTTCTAATCTTAAAATTGCTTTTGCTATTACACTACTCATAATATTTCATGTGCTGTTATTACAGCACCCTCCACATCTCCATCTTCGCCAAATACATGAGTTCCACTACCTTGATATGCTTGTATCGAATAAGTGTAAGTTCCTGCTGCAGGTGTATCAATGTGAGTTATAGCAAAAACATAATTCTGAGATGATACACCACCATTTTCTGCTTTATGCCTTGCTCCTATTTCTGTACTACCTCTATAAAGTCTGTAATAAAACCAACCCCCTGTTTGTCCTGGATTTGATTCTCCACAAGCTGTAAGCATTACAGGTTTTCCAGTCGTTGTAATTGATACACTAGCTAGTGATGTTGCTGTTGCACTATTTACTGTAACTTGAGCAGGTGTATTAACAGCTTCTACCTGTGATTGTCCTGTAGTAGTAAACACACCACCTGTACTAAGTGATGCTTTTGTTGTGCCATTTGATTGTAAATCTATAACACCACTTGTATCTGATACAAACTTTAATCCGTCTGATGTATCTGCATTAATCTTAACTGTCATAAGATAACTAACCTCTCTCCTGATGGGATTGTAACTGTAACCCCTGTATTAATCGTTAATGGTCCAACGCACATAGCAGATTTATTGGTAGATAAAGTATAGTTGGTTGTAACTACTCTTTCGTTTTCTTGGAATACTTCGTCTCCACCTGCTCCAGTAGCACCACCTCCACCACCAATCGCACCCCAAGCACTACCATCGTAGCCCTCGAATCCTGTTGTTGTAGAGTTGAATCTAAACATACCTGTTGCAGGTGAGCCATCTCTTTGTGCTGTTGTACCTACAGGTATTTCGGCACTTCCTGTACTAGCAGTTTCTATAACTACTCCTGTAAGTGATGAACCTGATCCTGAAAATACTGTTGCACCTAATGTGCCTGAACTAGAATTAAATGTTAAGTTACTACCTGACTTAGGACCTAAATCTCCAGTAGCTGCTGTCGAAAATAAAGGAAAACAAGTTGTATCAGATGATTCATCTGCCACAGTTACTGCTGTTGCTATCGCTGCCGTACCTGATGTGTTTTGATTACCTGCTGAATTAACTCCAGGTAAATCAATATTTCCTGTACCATCAAATGAGACTCCACCTATATTTCTTGCAGTCTCTAGGGCAGTTGCTGTTGCAGCATTACCAGTCGTAGAACCTGAGCTTCCTGATACATTTCCTGTTACATTTCCTGTAATATTTCCCTCAAATGTAGCAACTAATGTGCCTGTAGCATAGCCTGTACCACTTGTATTTACTGTTGTGGTAGGCTCTACTTGTAAATCTTTAAATAGTTTATATTTGCCTGAATCACTAGAATCTCTAAATAATCCTGAATATAAGTCTTGTGAACCTGATGTATCGTATAGACCATAAAAACCTATATCAAGACTATCAGCAGCACTATTGTTTTTTGCTAATTTAATTAATGGATCTTCAACTTCTAAGTTAGTTGTGTCTATGCTTGTTGTTGTGCCATTTACTGTTAGATTTCCTGCAATAGTTACATCGTCAGGTAATCCAATAGTTACAGTTGCTCCTTCGCTTCCTGAACCTGATACTTCAATCTCATTAGTTGTGCCACTTACTCCTGCTACATAGTTACCAGTTGTGTCTGTGCTAAGTGCTACGCTGTTTGCTGCAATCGTTGTCGATAGACTTATATTGCCAGTTCCGTCAAATGATACGCCTGAAGCTGTAACATCACCTGTAAGAGAAATTTCTCTGCCAGTAGCTAAAGCTGTTGCAGTTGCTGCATTTCCTGTTGTGCTTCCTGATGAGCCACTTGTATTTCCTGTAACATTTCCTGTCAAGTTCCCAACAAAGCTAGTAGCCGTTAAAGCACCTGTATTAGAATCGAAAGCAAGGTTACTTCCTGATTTAGGAGCTAAGTCGCCAGTTGCTGCTGTAACAAATAACGGAAAGCATGTAGTATCAGTTGATTCATCTGCTACTGTAATTGTTGTAGGCACATAAGTTGATGACGCTTTGCCATCTAATTGTGTTTGTATTGCAGAACTTACGCCATCTAAGTACCCAATCTCTGTTGATGTAACTGCTGATACTGATACATCTCCACTACCATCTGATACCAATGCTCTTGATGCAGTCAAATCTGCCATCTTAGAAAAAGCTATTGCTGCACTTGCATTAACATCATCGTTTACAATAACGCCACTTCCTATAGCAGCAGTACCTGATGTTCCTATAGAAATATCTCCTGATATAACTACAGGGTTAAAATTCGTTCCATCAGCTATTAGGGCAGCACCACTTGTATTTGTTCCCATCGTCAGGTCATCGCCTGTTATAGTTAGGTCTCCACCAATAGTTGCATTATTTGTAACTGTTAGAGTATCTGCTGTTAAGTTTGCAACAGATATTGTAGGCATGTTTGCTGCTACATTTGCGAGTGTTACAGCAAGTGTAGATCCATCTTGTACTATAGGAAATAACGCACTACTCGATGGGGTAGTGGTCGTGGTCAGTTCTGATATTTTTTTAGTTGCCATCTATTGTATCGTCCAGGTTGTTGTAGCAGGTGGAGAAACATCTTGCCAGTCATCAGCATCTATACCACTTGCATCATCTAATCTAATTAATTCACCATTTTCTGTTGCTAAAACAAAAAGGTTATCCTCTGTTTCTATGTATCCTGCTGCTGTTTCAGCTACTACTGTCCATGTAGTCATTAATATAATCCGTAATCAATTCTTGTTACAGGAGTCGTTCCTGAGTGTCTGTCTCTTTCGTTTGAAGTTATTATATCTTGTTTTGCCCTATCATAATATCCTGACCAAACCTGTATTCTTTTGTCGTTTTGCAAATAAGGTTCTGCTTCTACTAATGCACCATATAAATATACATCAGGGTGATGTGTGAGCATGTCATTAGTAGTATTAGAATCAGATAAAGCTGTAAAGTGCTTGTAATAGGATACTTCTACCTGATATACGCCATCAGGTATAGGTCTTAGTTCTATATTATTGCCTTTTATTGCATATGCCTTTGGTGTGCCTTTTGAACTACCTGCATTAAGTCTGTCCATTATTTCAGGTGTTAAAAATTCTAAAGGTGTTTTAGGATCTGTGTTTAATTTGATGTTACGCATAGCAACATAATCATCAGGTAATGTATAAAACTCAGAGCCATCTATTGTGTTAGTTGTAACTCTAGTTTCCATTCTTCTTATTTTAAAATCTCTTTTGTGCCTTGTTTCTGCAAGTGCAATAAAATCAGGAATAATATCTGTAAGGTCAGTTCTGTCTAACCAACTAGCTATTGCTGTTTTAAGTTCTGAATAATTCGATATTGCCATTATATTATCCTAGATGTTGTTTTTAAGTACCTGTAATCAGGACTGTTTAATAATTTTCTTACTGCGTCTTTATGATTTTTATTATATAAATCTACGCCAAATTTGCTTTTCCACTCATAGTAAATTGCAACAGGAATCCTAGCAGATAAACGAAATTCATCTTTTATGCTATGATCTTCCTGTTGTAATCTTTTATTGCTATCAAGTAATTTAGTTAAATCAGGAGACCTGGTATTAATCGCCCATTCACCTGAGTGTTCTGAAAATAAAAATGTTTGACCATCTCCAAGTTTTCGTCTCATTCACTAAGTTCCTCAATAAAGACACTAGCTGTACCACTTGCAATAATAGCTGCAAGTTTTTCAGCATTGTCTATTTTAAATGTTTTAGGTTCGTTTGCTACCAATCTTATTCCTGTAGCTACAGCAGCAGTAGGCGATTTAGCAAATGCTATAAACACACCTGTTGTATCAGAAGTACATCTTACATAGACTACGCCATCTGTAAAAGCATCTGATACTTGTGAACCTGTATTAACAGTTCTTGTTTGGTTTTTTATAACCCTTTGTCCAAAACTCCAACTACTCATGCTTATCTCCTAATTACAAATGTTACTAATAGTTTAACTGTGTTCGATGATGCACCATCTGTAAGCATTTCAATAGTTCCATTTTCTTCAACTCTGTTGAGTGCTGTAGGTTCTGCTGAATCTACATCACCTGCTGCTGAACCTGATTGAGTTACTGTAATGCCGCCACCAGTAATAGCAGTACCACCAATTTCAAAACTAATTCCACCATTAGCAGTTCCAATAGCTCCTTGTAGTGCAGTAATAATCTTGATGATACGGCCACCATCAGGTACTGCTACAAATGTGCTAGATGCAGTAGAGATATCTTCTATCTCTGCTGTTAAAAAATAATCGTTTAATGTTCTCATTAAAGTCTCCGTATTAATAACCCTCGTTCCGAAGCGATACGTTCTTCAAGGTCATTATTAATGTATCTTGGGTGGGGCAGGGAAAATAATTAAAAAACTGCCCCTGTCATATAGTGAGGTATATGAAAAGTTTATTATGAAGTAGTTAAGTCAGCGATTTTGCTGTTTGCTGCTTCGTTTTTAGCAATTAGAGTATATTCTACTAATAATTGTTTCTTCTCAGCATCACCAGTTTTCGCTAAGTCTTGTACTTGGAAAGGTCTTAAGAACGCTGTAGCCCACATTTCTGTATCTACAACAAGTGCTGTTCTTCCTGAACTTCTTAAGATTCTGTCTGCTTGTACTCTTACTTCACCAAAGTCTGAAACATAAACATCAATAGTAGCCACAAGACTTCTATCTTCTGCCATGTCCATACGAGTTGAGTTACCTGTAAATCCAGATACTTTTTGTTTGTTGAATGAACCAACTAACAATAAGTCAGGATCTCCACCTTCATCATAGCATTTTTTCAAGCTAGATTTTAAAAGTGTTTCAGTAAGAACTCTTTGTGTTCCGTCTGTTACAGCACCTGAACCACTTGTAGAACCACCTGAACCATGAAGCTCATTAGTAGTTATCCAAGATTCATATGCTCTTGAAGCACGACCTGTGCCTGAAGAACCTGCTGCTGCTTCTTGTTTACCTGTCATGTCTAGTTCCATATCACGTTTCAGTTCTTTACCTGCTTTTGCGATTTGGTAAGCCATTTCAGATGTAACACCTGCTTTATTAACAACTTCTTGAGTACCAGTAACTACTACAGGTTTTGTAGAAATCTGTGTGTGGTTAAGTAGTCTTGATGTTGCTGTAAGTGCTCTATTAGGAGAATCGTCTCCCTCTATTACTAAGTTAGCTGCTGCTGCTGCTAAACTATCTGTTTGCCATTCGTGTTTTGTTCCGTTAGCCGAAGCAGTACCGATACTAGACATAAATGGTGTTTCTGTTGGAGAAATGTTGTAAATAACATTCGCCAAGTCTTCTCTCTTATTGTTACTATCAAAAGTCTCATAAGAGTTTGTATATATTGCCATTTGATTACCTTTGTAAAAAAGTTATGTATTGGTTAAGAATTCATAAGACTTTCTATAACGCTTGTAGCATCCTTTACACGTCCTGTTTTCTTTAACCTTGCTCTTTGTGCCTTAACTTTATCACTTGAGATTTCACCTTTTGTTGGAGGAGAACCAGGTCTTGTAACTTTAGGTACAACTTTAGCTTTCTTATTAGAAATCTTAGCTGCCAAAAGATTATCATACAACATGGCTTTATGAAGTACATCAACAG